GAGGAGTACCCTCTTCACTTGCAATCAAAACTACAATCTGATTTATCGGCTTTCCAGTCAACTCTTCAAACATTGTAGCATATGCCGTACACTGAACAAAATAACCTTCAATCCATTCCTCTTTCTTCTCTTTACGAGAATTCTTATAGTCAACGATTGAGAGTTCACCATTCCATTCAGCAATACAGTCAGTACGACCAGCAATCTTATATTTGTCAGAGTAAAGTGCCTGTTCAAGACCATACACCTTTCCTACATTCTTGTCAATATGTGGACGCAACTGTAGAAAAAAATCCTTGATATCAGGCATCATCATCCTGATTTTCATGTCAGTCAATTCATTCAGCAAATACTTTTCACAAACAGCATGAAGTTTTGTACCACGGTCAGCAGATTTTTTTGTAATCTTATTGGCTTCTGCTTCGCCAATTTTGTTTCTCCATTCAATCAGAAATGAGTCATCTTTTGTCTTAGATAGGACCGTTGTGATTGAAGGATATGCTTTTCCATCTGGTGTAAAATAAACTCTTCCAGTTTCTTTCGTTTCAGACTTCAGGTCATCGGGAAGACCTGGAAGTTTTACATGTTCAAACATCATTCTTTTGCTTATTATAAAATTTATCTACCAAGTCTCGTGTCTTTGTTTCTTTGATAGATTTACGACCATGATTTTCTGCAACTGCCGATGACTTATGATTCTCTGCAACTTTCGCAAGAACTTCTTTGAATCCATCAGGAACTTTTCCTGTTAGTGAAACTCCAGAAACAATTCCAGCAGCAGTTACGATAGGTTGAACGGAAGGATTCTCTTTCAAAAATTCTTCACGTTCAGACCATTTCATAATCAAATCAAATTCTTCATTTGTGTCGGTGTCAATAAAACTATAGGTGGGCATTGTACCATTCCGGAATATTACGATTTTTCCAATTCGCAAGATGCGTTTTGTTCTTTATATAGTAATTGCGATACGACCGAATAGAACTACCAGCGACTTTTACATCATCAGGCATTGCTGGTGTGGGTTCAGTAAACGCAGCATCGGGAATGTTTCTTGGATGGATGCGTAATGCTTCTACCAGACCAGTTGATTGACACTTGTGAATCTTACCATAACGATATGTGTATTCTTTACACAACTCAATCAACAAATGTGCGAGCCAATCATAGTTCATTGAAGACCTGCGACACCATACAGCAGAAGGATGACTTACATGAGTGGCGGAATAATAAACATCGTCCAATTCATTGTCAAGTTTCCAACGCTTCACTTTGCGGCCAGTCTTTGATAATTCAACTGTTTCTCGACCATCCAGAACTCGATGCGCCGTAGACAACAATTGGCAATACTCAAGAACCATTTTTACCGTGTGTTTGTCGTTGTGCATTTCTGCACATTTTTGCGGATCGGGATGGAGGTAGAAAATGTTCATTTACTTTTTTTGTTATATGAATTGTGCCCTAATGCCATCATGACGATGACAAATAGGACTGCAATAATAAATGGAATCCAAAAAGGTGCTAGAACCCATAGCCACGACCAAGCAATAACGTCAGCCAGTTTCAGAACGATGAATACGATACCAAGAAGACCAGTTAGCCCGATATTCATACGGACTCCACTTCTTCAACAGTGATTTCGTTTTCAACTTGAACTGCACCCAAGTCTTCAAGTTTTTCAATCTTATCCAGAGTCATAGGTGACAAGCCACGATTGGACAGATACTTCATCATATCTTGAGGATTGATAAGTTCATAACCAGAAACTTTACGACCATCTTTGTATGTTTTGATGATACCATTGTAAAGTTTGATTTCATAGATGAGTGAAGATAAACGATACTCATACGGATAGTCGATCTTATCCATAATTTGTTCTTTAGTAAAGATGCCACCATTTGCCAGCAGCATCAACAGACGTTCCCAAGGACGAGCATTTTTGGATTTTCCACGTGCCATAACATAAACTCCTAATCAATTGTAGAAACTACAGTATAACAGACAAGTGCCGAAATGTCAACCATTATCGACGCATATTTGCCTGATCTTCGGCTTGTTCTTTTGAAAACACAGGAACAGCGTTGCTTTTATGCAAAGTACCGATACCAAGCATTTTATCGCCCGTATATGTTTTGTTGCTTTTTTTGAAAGTGTCATAATGACCACTATTCAGTGAAGGCACATTATACGGATTGCGATCCTCTGGAATTGCCAGTTTAGGCAATTTAGAAACTTTTTTGAGATTGCGAACAGGTTTTTTGGTCTCGTATTTTTTCATCAGTTCATCCCAATCAGCAGATAATTGACGTTGTTTAGCATTGGGTTTACGTTTTTTACTTTTTTGGTGTGTGTAGATAATAGTCATTTTATAGAAGATTCAACAGCATCCACATGTTTACATTTTCTGCGATAACCGAAGCCAACGCAAGAACATACGAAAAAATTACCGCTAATATTATATTGAACGTCATACTCTTTAGTATCTGATTTCACTTTGAAAATCCGAACATTATCCGACTTGATTATCTTTGGTTTTTCTGTTTTAGTTTCGGGAATAGTTTTTGCGATTGCAGATAATGCAGAATGATTATCTTTGATGAATTTGCGATAACGCTTATCCAGTATAAAACCAGATTTTAGTGTGACAACTTCACCATCATGTTCCGTTGCATAAGCAACAACACGACCTTTGTTGTCAACAAGATATGTGTGGTTAGCAACATTGTAACCACAGTCCCAGGCAGTAATTTCTTTGAAAATTTCCATATCTGTATAGTATCATGACCATACCGATATGTCAAGAACTTTTTTGTTAGCCTTTTAGCAACTGTTTCCCATCGGAAATTCGAATATCTTCTTCAAATTCTGCTAGGCGCAACTTTTGAAGTTGGTCTTCCAATATTGACTTGTCGCCATTGTACTTTGTGATCCGTTCTTCCAGTTCACGAATCTGCTGCTGAAGCAATTCTTTATAAGACATAATCTTCCTTTTCTTGTTTCACTAAACGATAGAATGAACGGTCATGGTGTTTTTGTTTTGGACCAGAACCAAATTCACGGCTATCTTTATTTTTACGAAACTTAGTTTTCTCAGTCTTTACGACTTTTTTACCGCCAATTTCCATTTGAAACTACTCTCCTACAAGATATGATCGGCAATACCGAGTTTTATCATTTCATCTGCCGTAAAGAAAACGTCACTTGTCGGCAGAAGTTTGGACTTGACTGATTTCAAATCCAATCCAGTAGCATCTGCGAGAATTACTGCCATTCGATGATTGACATTATCATGTTCTCGCATCGTTGCTTTCATATCGTGATACTTGCCCGTGACTTCATCACTGAACTGATGACACATTGACGATGCGTTTTGTCCAATGAATCGTTCGCCTTTTGTACCACAGGCAAATATCAAAAATGCTGCACTCATAACTGAACCAATACCTATTGTACGAATCGGATGATATGAGTTACGCATGATATCAATCAGAGCAAATGCATCGGTCAACGCACCACCATCTGAATTGATATACAAAGTAAGGAGTTTTTGTTGCTTATTCAAATTCTCATAAACAAGCCAACGAATTGCTTTGTCTATGTTTTCTTGTTCAATGTTACCTACTAAAAAATGAATGTGCGATGACTGAATACTTCCATCGATACTATCAGTCATCGGGAAATTATCAACTACTGATTCTTTGGTTGTTTTCTTTGTGTCTTGCATCTTATTCCATGATTGTTATGCCAGGACCAACTTGTAATTCTACTTTGTTACCATTCACCCAAGGATAGTTCCCTTGATACTTCTGCTTCATTACTTCGTTACCTTGTTCAAAAAATTCTTTTGTTACTGAACCTTCATTACCACCAAGACGATAGTTTACTGAATATTTGTTTGTGCAAGCATAGTTACCGAAATATTGCTTCAGTGCTTGGAACAACAAACGATCCGCACCCCAACCAGCATACCATGCTTGTCCTACTTTTGTAAGAATATCACGCTTGATTGTGAAGCAAGCTGTGTCGATATGAAATACACGGCTGTCGAAATAAACAGGCCACTTACCAAGAGACTCGCAATTATCTTCAAATAAGTAATTGCCTTCTTTGTCATAAATCTTTCTAAGGGAATAAACCCAATCATGATTACCTTCAATTAGTTTTTTTACTTGGGTTTCAATGTGATCTGGATCGTACCAATTGTCTTCGTCAACATAACATATAATGTCTGCGTTCACTAGGAACGAACATGATGCATAAAGACGTTGACCGTACCACCCACCTTTGCCTGTGTTATCTTCAACCCAAACATGCTTTACATCATAGTCTTTGGTCATTTCTTTCACTTTGTCGAAATACTCTTGACCATCAACAAAAATGTAATGCGTGATATCTTTGTATGTTTGATTCTTCACGCCCTCAAGACATTGCTTGAGGTCAGACCTACCTACTGTAGGCGTCACCACTGCTACTTTCATACTGGAATCAGATTAGGAAAGGCTTCGTTGATAAGATTGGGAGTAAGAAACTTGATATCTACTTTTTTCCTGAACACTTTACAAAGCAATTCTGCTTCATCTTTGTGTAGAGATTCGAGAATAACCACCAACAGGGATTTTTGTTTTTCTGGTGTTAGACCTTGTGGCTTTGAAGGATGATTCTTCACAAACCGATACAACTTATTCATTTCAATGTCAAGATAAGTGTAGTTTAGTCCAGCAGGTTCTGGCGCAGGTCGATATGGTGGTGGTTCAATATCAAATTGAATGTGAGGATTGAATGCAGCAACCAAAAATTCACGAAAACGAGGATGATCGTATTTTCTTAGAACTGCGAGTCTATCTTGTTTGGTTTCTGCTTTTTGAAATTCATCAAGTATTTCAGAATATAGTTTTTCGGCACTCATAATTTTCCATTAAAATTCATGTGCAACTTCAATCAGATTTTTCAAACGCTTGGTCATCATGTAGTTCACAAATTCTTGTTTAGTTCTGCCTTTGGCAGTTTCATATGTATTTAGAATTTCCTGACGCACAGAATCAGGAATCTTAGTCAAATCAATCAAAGTTTCGTTGCGTGAATAATTTCTAAGCATATCATCGTTACAAAACTCTTTTGGTTCTTGATTCAGCCAATTGATAATTTTTGCTTCAGTGATAGGCTTTTGGCGACCACCAACAACAAACACATCATCGGGACTGAGAATGTTGGGAATACCATCACCCTTGTCACCACGAATAATCAACTGTTTCAATTGGACAAGTGGGAACTGTTCTTTGATATACTTTTTCAGAATAGGTGAGAACTGTTCAACATTGTTGAAACGCTGCAACTGTGCGAAGTCTTTATCTGACGATAGGATCATGATTTTCTGAGTACCAGAATATTTCTGTACTAGAGCACCAATGATATCGTCGGCTTCTGCACCTTCAACATCAATTACTTTGTATGGTGAGTTTTCTTTCAACTCTTGGCGAATCGTATTCAGGCATTCAAAGATAGATGCCCAGTCATGACCCGAGGAATCACGAGCCTTACGGCGACCTGCTTTGTAATGTGGAAAAACTTCACGGCGCCAGTATTGTTTATTGTCACACGCAATCACAACTTCAGGACCATGCGAGTCCTTGAACTTTTTCACATAGGTACGAATTGTGTTTAGGATCATATGACGAACAAGATTCTCGTCAACGGATCCTTTAGTAGAACCAATCTGTTCCATCAGATTGGAAATTGCTACCTGTTGATAGTCAAAAATTATCATTTTTTTATTCTCACTTTACGATACGAAGTAGAATTGTATCCGCATTTATACGTCCTGTCAAGCCAGTTTCCGCTGTTTTGATATCATCCATGAAAGTTCGCAGCGCAAGTTTGCCAGCCTTCAACACTTCAGGTACTTTTTCGGCAGGTTTGCGTAAAATCTTTTGTACCGATTTACTTGGAACAAAATCTGTAATTGCAGAACCTTTCACTGCAAGACCACCTGCATGTTCGGCATGATAGACACCAAGTTTACGAGTTTTTGTATTATACACCCACAATTGTGATGCGCCAAGAATGTCTGCTGGGGAAATAGACTTCAAACCAAGTTCATCAAAACTAACAAGAAACTTCAACTTACTGACAACCTGATCTTTGGTCTTTACTTTCACCTTGCGTGGTTTTTTGGTTTTCTTCACTTCACCACTGATCTTGTCGCAATCAGTAATCACTTGGTCGAAGTAACCAATAAGTTTCTTCAATTGCGGTTTACCAAAATTTGAATATGCTTCTTTTTCAGTTTTGTCTGTTGTATCATAGGCATCTTGATAAACTGCACGATTTTTGATTGCCCAGTCTTTGATGAAACGAACATGAACGGATTTGATTTCCATTGTATTCATT